GTTTTTGAAATGCAAACTCATTGTAAAATAATTCATAAGGACTATTATGCATAAGTATTGATAAGTATGGTACTAATTGATTTGATACTTCTGCGAAGTGCAAAGGTATATAATTTAAACTATCATCAGGATAACCTCCATAAGAATTAAAGAATTCTAATTCTTTTTTTTTATTCTTAAAGATTGCACACCAATGGCCATAATGAGGTTTTGCTTCAAATAATAATATACATGCGTTATGTTTACCTAATACATCATCAATGTCCTTATATTTGTGTAAATCTGGGTAAAGTACTATATTAACTCTACCTTTCAATAGATTTAGAATATCATAGTTAGATAATGCGATATCTTCGTAATACTTTAATTGTTCTTTCTCCATATTATAATTAGATTCGATAATTATTCTATTTTTGATATATTATATAGGGAGTTTTTTGTGTACTTATTCTATTTTTTGTATTCAAATCTCCCAATATTTATATATATTATTGTATACTTATTCTATTTTTACTATAGGAGTTTTTTTATGTAATATTTTTTGATAAAAAAAATATATTAATTCAATTTTTTTATTAATTTTTCATATATGATACTGTTCAGTTTTATGTTTTTTATTACATAAAAAAACTCTTTGTTAATATAATCATAGCTTATCCATTTTAATACCAAAATACGGGGATTTTTATGTTTAAAGTAATATACTGTTCCTATTTTAAACAAATAATATTAATTTAATACCGAATGGTAATGTTTTTGTCATGTACTCGGCATACTTTCGAGGTTCTTGTATTCTAAATCGATAATAGTGCTCCGTTTCGTGTACCTTTTTAATTGGATAAAAATTATGTAACATTAACCAGTTAGTTGCTTTCCTTGGGGTCCATAACTCTTTATCAAATATTATAGATTGTACTGACATTTATAATATTTGATTACAAAATATATACACCATGTTCATATACCACATACATAGGATATGACTTACTAATTTGTACCCATCTACTGGGTAATTGTATAATTGTATCAATTTGTTTTTTAGTTAATCCAAAATATTGTTTTAGTGCGTATGATATTTGTTGTGCTGAACCAGATTTTGGGAATACTGTCAATGTTTGAGCTTCATTCATAACTGTACGAGCAAATTTTTTTTCTGATGGTATTACTAAGTGTGATGTAATTACAATCCATACACCAAACTTACGACCTACTTCCATGATGTCAGCCATTAATTTCTCAACAGCTTTTTTAATTTTATCATCTAAAATAGTATTAACATCATCAAATAATATTATGGCACCTCCTGGTAATTCTTTTGTTATATCGATTGGTTCTTTAATTAAACTTTCATCTAACATAACTTGATTAACGCGCATACCTCTGAAAGCTGGATCATCTTTATAACTACTCCTTGAGAATAAGAAAAATTGTTTATCTGGATGTACTTTAAGAAATCGTTTAATCATTTTAACGGCCATTGTTGATTTACCTGAACCAGCTGGACCAGCAATATAAGCCACTTGTCTAGTTTCCATATCTAATAATGGTTCTACTTCATCATCAGTTTCATATTCATCACCTATATCATCTTCTGAATCATATTCTGAATCACTACAATTATCGTTATCTGTTCTTAAAAATAATACATCATCATCTATTTTAGCTATTGGTTTACCACAATCTGCGAAACTTAACATTATATTATAGATAATATTAAAAAAAATTTCTGATATTATTTTATCTAATATAACATATTATGGATAGTAATATAAAAAAAATCAAAAAGATACACGACGACCTATCTTCAAAAAATTTAGTTCAGTGTGATGATGATAGTATTAAATATGCCATGAAACCATTAGGCAAAGCAATTGTAGAAAATAAAACACCTAAACAACAAACTAAAAAAGCTAAATGGGATGATAAAATAATTTGTCCTAGATGCGGCAAAACATTTATTCGATCTAATCGTACAGCACATAATAAAACAGTATATCACAAAATATATGACGAAGTTGGTGAGAAATTTCAGAAAATTATAATTGACAATAAAGATATATAAATTATAATATATCGTAATAATATAATTTAATATGTCAAGATATGCCCGTTATGGAAGTCAATCAAATGCAACAGTTGAAAAATATGCCGATAATATTTATTTAAATATTGTCATTAATGGTAATCAACCCAAATATAATCCTAATCCAGTTCTTCCACCAACTGGAGAAGAAGGAATCATCGCAGATTTTAATGTTGTCAAATCAGAACCATATTTAGATAAACCTAGTGATTATTATTGTTCTGTTATTAGGTATGTCATACCGTTACAATTAATACCATTATTTATCATGCCAATTATTCCAAATCAGCCGGATCCAGACAACTCAACTTTATTATTTGGAATGATATATTTAAATCAAAAATATCCTCAATATGTTGAATATTTCCCAGATAATGTTTTAAATCCACCACAACAAAATTTATTGACACAAGTTATAACACCATATTATTACGTATATACATATTCACATATGATTCAAATGGTTAACGAAACCTTAAATATTATTTGGAATACTAAAATTAATATTCCCGCAAATAATCCTCCTTTTCCTGGTCAATCAGCTCCATTTTTCTCATATAATCCGGTTACACAATTAATTACATTAGTTGTACCCAATGCAATTGCTGTAGGTACAGTTTCATTATATATGAATACTGCAGCATTACAATTTTTTGAGGGTTTTCATTTATCATTTTATGGTTATAATCAACCAAACGGTGAAGATTATGTTTTTATCTTTAATACTTTACCCAGTTCATATTATCCAACTCCTGGGATTGCTGGTCCATCTCCTCAAGCATATCAATTAACCCAAGATTATAACACTCTCTATTATTGGAATTCATTACGTAAAATTATTCTTACGTCTACATCAATACCAATTAATTCAGAAATTATACCAGCTAATTTAAATGGTGAACAGCAAATACAAATACAGCCGGCAGCTCCAGGAAAACCGCCAATACCATTATTAACACCTGCAAATTCTGGAGGTCAACAATATACAGCATTCCCAATTATAACCGATTACATAATATCATCTTCAAATGCGGGTGATAGTCGTAGTATTGCGCTGTATATCCCGCAATCACAATACCGATTATTAGATATGTCTGGGGACTCACCAATATCGGCAGTTGATATTAAAGCATTCTGGTCAGATATTAAAGGTGATTTATATCCAATATATATACCACAAAATCAACAAATGTCGGTAAAAATAGGATTCTTCCGTAAAGAACTCTATAAAAATACCATTAATATGAAAGTTTAAGATAATATATAATTATTTTATCTGTTATAATTATATAAGATGTCTTTATCATACCAAAAAGTAAAAGCAATTGAGGTCAGAGATCCTCGTGTTATTGTTGATAATTTGCGTGATTATGCAGTGTTGAAGGGTGGTGCTGATGTTACTGCTAAAACGTATACTACTACCAATGTTTCACAATCATCTATTGTGTTTTCAACTCCCCCACCCTCACCTAACATGATTCTCGATAGAAAGGCTTTATTAACAATTTGCGTCCGCTTAACTCTTGCTGGTACTGCGCCAGCTAATGGTTATTTGTTGAATGTAAATCAAGATGCTCCCCGTAGTTTCCCGTTATCGAGTGCTATGGATAATGTTAGTATCCAAATCAATGGTTCTCAAATTGATGTTCAAATGTCTGATTTAATTCAAGCATTGACCCATTATAATACTGATGTTAAACTTAAAACCGAAGATTATTCCATGACTCCAACTGCTCGCGATCAAAGCCAAAATTATGGCGATCTTGTCGGAACTATTAGAAACCCACTCGCAGTTTTTGGAAATTCCCTTCAAGGTGGAGTAACTGGTAGAGGAGGTTTCAATTTTGTTGTTGTGTCGAATCCTCTTAATAATACTGCTAATCCCGCGGCTGCTACTGCTGTTGTTGATTGTAGATTTACTGAACCTCTTTTCTTGCTAGCTCCATTCATTTGGGGTAAACATGAAGCTGGAGGTTTATATAACTTGAATTCATTGGAATGGACTTTTAATTTCTTGACTCAAGCAGGAAACCGTTTCTGGTCTCATGATGATTCTACTGGAGCCTCTGTTAGTTCTATTCAATGGGCATTCGGTGGACAAATTGGAGGACCGTCATCACCAGGATTTAATTTGTCTCCAACTCTTAACCTAACATGGATTACACCACCAGAAATATCAATGTTGGGTCCTAATATGTCTATTTCTTATCCTTACTTTAGAATGGATAGATTTGTTGCGGATTACACTAATATTACCAATGGAGTTCAACAAATTTATACATCTGGAAATATTCAATTTAACAGTATTCCTCGAAGAGTTTACCTATTTATGCGTGAAAGGAATTCTGACCTATTTTCTAGTCCCTCAAAGACTGACACATATTTCTCAATTGAAAATGTAAATATTCAATTCAACAATCGTTCCGGTATTTTGAGTACAGCCTCAAAAGAACAATTATACCAAATGTGTGTTAAGAATCATTGTAATCTAAGTTGGGAAGAATGGTCGGGACAAGCTTTGTACAAAGGTTCTAGTAATTTTGCCAATACATTTAATAGCGTAGGTTCAGTTATGTGTGTTGAATTTGGAACTGATATCGCCAATCAAACACCAATTGAAGCACCTGGAAAATCTGGTGTTTATCAATTCCAAGCCAATGTTACAGCTACCAATATTTC